AGTAACTACTACTAAGGCTGAGCATGAGACGGCTTATCAGGCACAGTTAGATGCTGATGCTGCGAAGTCTGTACGCACCCAACGTGACGCCAAACTTGCTGAGACTGATTGGACAGGAATGTCTGACGTAACAATGGCTGCCGATATGACTACCTACCGTCAAGCGTTGCGTGACATTACGGCTCATTCTGACTTCCCAAATTTGGAAGACTCCGATTGGCCAACTAAACCAGAGTAGACTTAAATGATTGAGATTGGACTAGCACTGGGGGCAGCTAAAAAAGCCTTCGATTTAATACAGTCTGCAATCGACACAGGTCAGCAAGCGAGTGGTCTGCTAGATCAGCTTGGTAACTTCTACGATGCCAAAGACAAAGTTCAAGAAGCTAAGGAAGATCACAAGCGAAAGCCTAATGGGGCTTACGGCGAAGAGTCAGTAGAGTCCTACGCTCTTAAAATCATCCAAGCCGAGATTGCCTGCGATGACTACGAAGCCAAGATTAAAAAGATGTTTATGGCGCAGGGCAAGACTCCGCTGTATCAAAAGATGCTACGAGTCAGAACTGAAGAGCGTGACCGACGAGAGCTTGCTAAGCGTGAGCTTTTAAAGCTGCAACGTGAGAAGTTAAAACGTCAGCAGGAAGCAAAGAATTTAATCATTGCTTTGTTTGCGCTTGCGATGTGTGCAGGTTCGGCAATTTATATAGCTGTTGTAGCAGTAGGATAGTATGACTCTAGTAGATTACGCTAAAACAGAACGTCATCGCGAAGCAATGCAAGTTTGGGAAGAGTGCGGTCGCAATAGTGCAAGGGCTGCGGGGGTACTAGGTATCTCTCAGTCCACCATGCGTGACTATGTGTCTATTACTAAGAACACTGCGGCTGCTGCGGGGTACTCAGAAAACTGGGATGCTAGTCGTCACGTTCCCGAAGGCGAGATGGTCATTGGTCGTTCTATTTATACTGCGGACGATGAGGGCAACAAGGCTTGGTTAAAGACTAGACGCACCATGACCGAAGCGGCGCGAGACAAAGCGCTGCAAGGTTTTGTTGATGGCTTAACTAAAGGCGTTAAACCGTACAAGCCCAAAGCCAAACCAAAGACTAAGAAGTTTGCTACGGATTTATTACCCGCAATAGTAATAGGTGACGCACACTTCGGTATGAGGGCTGACGCGAGAGAGACCAAGGCTCGTGATTACGACACTAAGATAGCCTCCAATGATATGCTAGCGGCTATTGATTACTTGGTTGATCTAGCCCCTGCGTCCGAAAAATGCCTACTGGTTAACGTAGGAGACTTCATTCACGCCAATGGTAGCAGTGGTACTACCTTTGGAGGAACGAAGCTAGACGTAGACACCAGAATAGAAGTAGTGCTTGAGATAGCAGCACAGACGTTTTTATTTGCAATAGATAAGTTGCTTACGAAACACAAGAGTTGCGTTGTAGTGATGGCTAGAGGCAACCACGACTCAGATACTGCCATTGCCCTCGCGTTAATCTTAAAGTTTTACTACTCAAAAGAGCCAAGGGTAACCATATTAGATCCTCACGGTTTCTTTCACACCGTGCAGTTTGGTAAGAACCTGTTGGCTGTGCATCACGGAGACAAGGTTAAGGCTGTTAAGCTAGGTGCTATTCTCCCTAAGATGTTACCAGAACAATGGTCAGAGACTGTGTACAGGAAGTGGCTAGTAGGACATATACACCATCAGAACGCCATAGAGACAGATAACGGCGTTTTTGTAGAAGCCTTTGGCACATTAGCACCACCTGATTCTTGGCATGCAGGAGCAGGATATGGCTCTTCTAGCGTGATGACCCAAGTAGTATTTCATCGTGACGGGGGAGAGGTTATACGTCACGTTTACCAAATCAGAGACTCGCGAAAAGTCCCTGACCTGACATTATAGGTGTAGTATGGATTATCAAGTCATGTTTAATATTACAATTGCAGTCGCAGGATTCGTTGTCGGTTGGTTAGTCAATCGAGTCTTTGCATTATTAGATAGGATTGATGCTGACATGAAGTCCATACCTATTATGTATGTAGCAAAAGAAGACTACCGTGATGACATACGCGAAATCAAAGAGATGCTCGGCGCTATATTCAAACGACTTGATACTAAAGCTGACAAATAAGGAACGACTATGAAATACGTTAAGGTAATAGGCAAGTTTACAAAAGCAAAGTTCATGGGTTCAACTGACGAGCAAGCTACTGTTGTCGTGTTGTTGACTGCGTTTCTTCTAATAGCGTTTGCGGTGGCTTAAATGTTAGCAATGCTAGGATCATTGATCGGGCCAGTGTCTGACTTATTAGACAAGGCAATACCCGATAAAGACTTGAAAGAAAAGTTAGCCCATGACATCGCGACTATGGCAGAGCGTCATACTCACGAACAAGTTAAGGCGCAGCTAGAGATCAACAAGATTGAAGCTAAGCATAACAGTATGTTTGTCGCAGGATGGCGACCTGCTTGTGGATGGGTCTGCGTGTTGGGAATGGCAGGTAACTTCCTTGTCATTCCTTTCGCGAACATGACTTTGAATCTGCTAGATACTGGCGTTGAAGTTCCGATGATTGACCTTGCGACAATGCTGCCTGTGTTAATGGGAATGCTTGGTCTTGGTGGACTACGCTCCTTTGAGAAAGTTAAGAAAGTAGAGCGAAAAAACTAGGAGTTATTATGGCAGATAAAATTGCAGGCTCAATAACTGTGACAGCGCCACAACCAAGCGGCGGTTTTAATGTGTCTGCCACAGGCGGGATAGGCAATATGTTTCCTAGCATGGATGGCTTAGGGTCTAACCAAATGCCGGGGTTTTTAGAGGGTGAAGATTTATTTCCCGGAATGCTAGATCGGCCTTCTGATTATTACAAACTGCCTCCCTTAAAACCAACAGGCGCATACACAGAGCAAGAGCTAGAGTTGTGGGACACATACGCTCCACAGCTTTCGGCGTTTGACCCAAACTCACCAGAGTTTCAAGCGGCGCTAGATGCACTGATTAATGCAGGAGTAGAGAATATCTCTACTACAAACTTAGAAAACACATTGCTAGATAAAGATTTTTCTTCGCTTGGTGGAGACGAATCTATTGTTACTGATGACGAACAATGGGATGCAGTAGACAAAACCAAAGACCTCGCGTCTATCTTCCAAGATGCGCTAGATATCTTTGGAGCGTATGACCGCAACAGTATTCGCAAGGTTGTAGACGTAGTAAATGAGCGAGGAGTCTCTGCTCAAGACGTGGCTACGATGACAGGCAATACTGTAGAAAGCATTAACCAAGCAGCAGCAGAGTCAGACACTGCTATTAATAATCAAGGCACAGCAGGTGATGTTGTAGAAGATACTGGTGCAGGAGATACTGGCGATGTATTCAATGAGGCAACTGACACGCCTAACACGGGAGAAGTCTTAACTCCGAGCGCACCAGAAGGTCAAGACACCACAGAATCTACGGTAGTAGAAGGTGGTGACGAAGTTACGAATAACGAGACTCCGGTTTTGAATGATGAAACTCCGGTTTTGCCTACCGAGACTCCGGTTATTCCTGTCTTAGATACTCCGGTTATTGCTGAAGACCCTAATGTTATTGTTAACGACACGCCTATCTTGCCTACAATCATGCCGCCAACCCCAAAGCAAACAACTAACATCTCGTTGTTTCAGTCTATCCAAGACACACCTATTACTGACTCGCTCTTCTTTGAGCCAAAGTTTACAGAGCTAGACAACATTCCTGTTGGGATGTTCGAGCGATTCTTACAAGCCACTGGAGGCAGGTAGATGACATACTTAGAAGCAATTAACAACGTCCTCCGCAGGTTAAGAGAAGATGAAGTCACTACCACTAGCGAGACTTCTTACTCTGCTTTAATAGGAGACCTAGTAAATGACGCAAAAAAGCTAGTAGAAGATTCATGGACATTTTCCTCACTGCGAAGCACTATCCAAGTTGCTACGGTCGTAGGTCAGGCAGAGTATTCGCTTACTGGCTCAGGTCAGAGTGCAGTGATTAAGCAAGCAATGAGCAGCAGCGGTCACGGATTCTTGACGCTGAACACTGTGCCGTATTTTGACAACCTATACTTCAATCAAACTCCCGCGAATGCAGTGCCTACTGATTACATTGTCAGTGGCGTAGATGACAACGATGATCTTAAAGTTAAGGTTTATCCACAGCCTGACGCTGTGTACACGCTAAGGTTTGACATCGCTGCACCACAGGCTCTACTAACAGCAGATGCTACCAAGATCAAAGCCCCGTATCATCCTATCGTACAGATGGCCTACGCAATGGCTCTTCGCGAAAGAGGTGAGACAGGTGGTCAGTCAGCAGCAGAGCAGTTTGCCGTAGCTTCATCAGCGTTGTCAGATGCAATCGCAGTAGACGCTAACAGATATCCCTTAGAAACAACTTACATGGTGGTGTAGATGGCTCAACAACTACAGAGCATTACAATTACCGCTCCGGGATTTGCGGGCATTAACACCCAAGACGCACCTCTCGCGCAAGAGCCTAGCTTT